TGGGACCGCGAGGGCTCCCGTTCGGAATCGATTCTGAACAGGACGGGAGTCCACCCATGTCTGAAATGGTCAAGACCCTGCGTGAGCGCCGGGCGAACGTGTGGGAGCAGGCGAAGGCGATCGCCGATGCCGCGGCTGAGGCGAACCGGAACTTTTCCGCTGAGGAGCAGGGCCAGTGGGATGTCCTCAACGAGGAGATCAACCAGCTCGACGCGCGCATCAAGTCGGCCCTGGACACTGAGCAGCGGGCCAAGGACGCCGACGAGGCGTTCAACAAGCTGAACGGCAATGGTGGCAAGCAGCGCGGTGGCCAGGGTGCGGCCGGGCAGCGAGCCGCCGTTCAGGGCGGCGAGGGCGGCAGCGTCGATGACGAGCTGCGCGCGTGGATGCGGGGCGAGACCCGGTCGCGGTTCTTCGAGGCGAGGCCGGACGGGCCGGTCGACTGGCGTGCCCTGTCCAAGGCCACCGCTACGGCTGGCGGCAACACCGTCCCGACCAGCTTCTACGACCGGCTGGTTGCGCACCTGATCCAGACCAGCGCGATCCTGCAGTCCGGGGCGATGATCCTCAACACGGACTCTGGTGAGACGATCCAGGTCCCGAAGACGACCGCGCACAGCACGGCGTCGATCGTCACCGAGGGCAGCCCGATCAGCGCGTCCGACCCGGCGTTCGGGCAGGTGTCGCTTGGTGCCTTCAAGTACGGCGCGATGATCCAGGTGTCTCGTGAGCTCATCGCCGACACCGGCGTGGACCTGGAGGGCTACCTGGCCATGCAGGCCGGGCGGGCTCTGGGTAACGCGTTCGGTGCGCACGCCATCACCGGCACTGGTACGAGCCAGCCGCGTGGTGTCGTCACCGACGCGACGGTCGGCGTGACCGGTGCGACTGGCGTCTCTGGTGCGTTTACCTCGGACAACCTGATCGACTTGTTCTACTCGGTGATCGCTCCGTACCGGCGGTCGGATGCTGCGGTGTGGATGATGGCGGACTCGTCCATCGCCCAGGCGCGCAAGCTGAAGGACACCACGGGGCAGTACATCTGGCAGCCGGGTCTTCAGGCGGGTGCTCCGGACATGATCCTCGGGAAGCCTGTGATCATGGACCCGAACTTCGCCGCGGTGGGCATCGGGAACAAGCCCGTGATCTTCGGCGACATGTCGCAGTACTTTGTGCGGCTCGCTGGCAGCGTCCGTTTCGAGCGGTCAGACGACTACGCGTTCAACACCGACCTGGTGACCTTCCGGGCGCTGATGCGCGCGGACGGCGCGCTGGTCGACCTCACTGGCGCCGTGAAGACGTTCCAAGGTGGCGCGAGCTGACACCGGCTATGGAGGGCCGCCCCGCCTGGTGGGGCGGCCCCTGCCCGAAGGAGAACAGATGGCACAGCCTCGCTTTTTCAACCCGGCTACGAGCCAGTTCACCCATGGGGCTGCGGTTGCCGACCCCACCGGCGGGACCACGATCGACGCGCAGGCCCGCACCGCCACGGTCGCGATTCTCGCTGCTCTGCGCGCCGCTGGAGTCCTGGCTGGCGCAACCGGACTGAACCTCGGGCACAGCTACAACGGAGCCACGGCCGAGGTCGTCCTCCAGCCGGCTATCACCGACCCGACCGGCGGTACCACCATCGATGACGTGCTGCGGCCGACGATCAGCGCCATCCTCGACGTCCTGCGCCGATCCAGCATCATCGCTGGCGCCACCAGCGGCCCCAACTATGCGCTCAATGGTGCGAACTTCCAGGTGTGCGACGGGGGCGCCACTGTCGATCCGTCCGGTGGGGCCACGATCGACATTCAGTGCCGTGCTGCGGTCGTCTCGGCGCTGGCTGCGATGCGTGACGCTGCTCTGATCACCGGGGGTGCAGCACTGTGAAGCTCAAGATTCTCTACGTCTAAGGGCATCTACGTCTGACAGGGGTAACCATGGCTCGACCACTCCCCGCCGCTTCAGATTCTGTCGGCGCGCAACTCGTCACCGGTGCGGGTGCCCTCGTTGGGCTCTCCTGTCGCGAGAACGCTGGCACTCCGGCCGCGGCGGTTCTCTTCCTGCGGGATGGGACGTCTTCGGCCGGAAAGGAACTCGCGGTTGTCACCCTGTCCGGCGGCGGGTCGCAGACGATCCAGCTTCCGGCCGTCCAGTTCACGACTGGCCTCTACCTCGATCGCGTCTCCGGCACGACCGAAGCCGTGATCTACGTCCTCTGATCAAGGAGGGACAGCGCACTGTGAAGATCAAGATGGTTGCGGAGGTGTCCGGCACCCGCAACGGCGAGCCGTGGCCGGCCCGCGGCAAGACCCTGGACGTTCCCGACTACGAGGGCGCGGATCTGTGTGCGGCCGGGCTCGCCCTGCCCGTCTCCGATGAGGACGGGCACGTAGAGAAGGCCGTGCCCGCTGAGCCTCCGGAGACACGCATGCAGGAGCTGACCAGCGAGTCTGCTTCACCGGTGGTCCCGGGTGACTCTGCTGAGGCGCCGGCGAAGCGGACGAGGCCTGCGGCGAAGAAGACCGCGGCCAAGAAGACCACGGCGGAGTAGCGGTGTCCCTGGTCTCCTTGGACGATGCGAAGGCCCAACTGAACATCACCAGCGTGGATGCTGCTCGGGATGCGCAGTTGCAGCGGTTTGTGGACTCGGCGACCCGGCCGGTGGAGAGGGCACTTGGCCGGGTCGTCGACCAGCGTTCGATCACCGATGAGGTGATGTTCGTGGGTGCCGTGACGTCGGTGTTGCTGCGGGGAGCGCCGGTTATCGCGGTGACGGGGATCGAGGCGGTGGACGGCTCGACAACGTGGAGCACGGACCCCACGGTGGTTCACGTGAACGGCGAGTCGGGCCGGCTCACCCTGCTGTCCGGTCCGCCGCTGACCGGGCTGGTGTCCATCACCTACACGGCCGGCTACGCGGTTGTGCCTGCCGAGGTGGAACTGGCGGCGCTGATCATCATTCAGCACTTGTGGGAGACGAAGCGCGGCACGATGCGGGTCTCCCTGGGCGGGGATGACGAGCCGATCGTCCCGGCCGGGTACGCGATCCCGAACCGGGCACTGGAGTTGCTGGGCACATCCCTGCCGGGGGTGGCCTGATGGGCTGGTCAACGAGCCTGCGGGGTGCGATCAGCGCACTGGTGCAGGCAGCCACCGGGGCGCCGGAGCTGGACGGCGTGGTGGTCCGCGACGGGCCTGCGGTGGAGAACACGGACGAGCTGACCGTGCTGTACATCGGGTGGACTGGCGGCACCGGGGACACGGATGCGGAGACGTCGATCCAGCCCGAGGGTCTGCAGGGCAACCCGGACCGGGAGCAGGCGGTGATCCGCTGCACGGCGTGGGTGATGTCCGGGTCGGGGACGGTCGCGGATGTGCGTGAGCGCGCCTACGACATCGTGTCGGGGCTGGGTGCGGTGATCGACCGGAATCGGACCTTGAACAAGACGGTGATGCGGGCCGCGATTGGGAACCATTCGTTGTCGCAGCAGCAGACCACGGGCGGCGCGCAGGCGGTCATCACCTTCGAGGTCGACACCGACGCCTACACGGTTCGCTAGCGGGCGCTGCCCTTGCGCCAGCCCTCGGCGAAGGTGCGGCCGAAGAACCTGATCGCCTTGGCGATGCCGAGTAGGGCGTACCCGCAGACGAGCAGGGTCGCGAGGCCGTATCCGCCGTAGAACACGATGGCGGCGATGAGCCGGGCGAAGGACAGGGGCGTCACGGCGTGCCAGATCCACGTCGGCGCGGTCACGAACCACCAGTGAAAGACAGCCATGGCACGGGATCGTGCCCGGCTTCAACGTCGGCCGCAATGAGATTGGAGATTTTGATGGCCGCCCTTTTGACGCATGTGGTCCCTTTGCAGGGGTTGCAGTTGGATGCGCAGCTGGTCGCTGCCACGTCTGGTGGTGATGACTGCCAGACCGGCGCCGGGATTTTCCTGGCGGTGAAGAACGCCGACGCGTCCAGTCACACGGTGACGCTGGCGACTCCGGCCACGGTGGATGGTGATCTCGCGGTGGCCGATCGGGCTGTGCCGGTCGCTGCGGGGAAGACCGAGTTCATCCCGCTGACGGACCGGTATCGGAATCCGACGACGGGCCGCGCCAGCATCACCTACGACGCGGTGACGTCGGTGACGGTCGCTGTCGTGCGGGTGTCGTCGTGAGCGGGGTGTGGATGCGGCATCCCGGCCGGAAGCCTGACCAGCTGATCGAGGTCGATGAAAAGGTCGTCC